ATCTGCAGCACGAATTTGAGAAGATCACCGGATCTCCTTGTACAGGGACTCTCGTCCTTTATACAAGTAAGAACGGTGGTCGTCAGAAGCTGTTCTGCAAGAAGCTTACCACGAAAGTCGTCAAAATAAGACGAAAATCTGGTGGGCATCATGTAGTCAGCGAACTGAACAGGTATCGAGAGAGGGATTTGTTATCTCCGTCTTATTTTAACAATAAGCGGAGTCCTCAATTCAAACCTGGTCAAAAGTTAGGGGAACTCAAAGAGTTCTTTTCTAACGGGAATCTGTTTAACAAGACAGATGTCCTAACAACCGGTGCTACAGAATTATCCGAACATGTCGAGAGGATATGGGACAGGAAAAATCCTGGCCCTCCTTATCGTTCTGGCGGACCCTTGACATATGTCAAGTACTTTGTTCCTTCTTCTGATGCCAGAAGAGTCTCCATTAGTGATAGAACGCCCCAATCCGGGTCGTTTAAAACTTATGAAGGATCTTTTGTGGACAATGGGAGTTGGGGTGCTGACTCTACGTCAGCTTACCGAACCTATCGCCCACCTGACATCACCGGGTATGATACGCTTGCTTGGGATCGACTCAAGCCCCGGGTGAGTAAGGCAAATCTCGCTCAGTTCTATTACGAACTTCGCGAGCTTCCTCAACAACTCGAAACCACTGCGAATGCCATGTGGAATTTATGGCGTTCGTTCGGTGGCGGGTATTCGAGGGTTTTCATGCATCCGAAATCGGTTGCAGATAACTTCCTTAATCACCAATTTGGTTGGGTTCCGTTTCTCTCTGATATCGCACAATTGTACGATGTCACTCGGAATTCCGAGAAGTATCTACAAGAGCTAGTAGCTCAAAATAATACTTGGGTACGGAAAAGACGTATTTTAGAGTCAAAGACAGAGAACAGTCTTGTAGCACGACTATACGGGTCCGGCACCGAACCAGGTGCTGGAGATTTCCGTTTTCAGTCGTTTTACAATCAGTTCACTGTGGATGGTATACCTACTACAGCCTATTGCGACATCACACAGGAGTTGAACACTACTGTGTGGGCCGTTGGGTCGTTTAAGTTTTACCGTCCTGAGTTTGATGTAAGTCCGGACGGATTGTCCGATCTTACCGTTATAAGGAGATACCTAACCTTATACGGTTTACGCATCAACCCCACTTTGGTTTATAAACTAACTCCTTGGTCATGGCTCGTCGACTGGTTCTCCGGCTTCGGTAAATTTATCGAACGCCTGGATGACTTTGTCGTCGATGGGATCGTGTCCCGCTATCTCTACATTATGAAGACCACAGACAAATTAGCCACTAAAACTAGTGTTCTAAATTTGAAAAGTGGTCAACGTGTGCTTCAGTGGAAACGAAATCTAACCACTAAGCAGCGGAAGGTAGCAGATAGTCCGTATGGATTTGACCAGACATGGAATAACCTTTCCATTCGTCAATGGGCTATTCTCGGTGCGATAGGTATTACTCGCACTCCGAATGGCTTCATTTCCCATGGGTGATGATTATTCGACTGGGGGACTGAGAGATCCTCGGAAGAACACTCATGGCAAACCTCTCTATTACTTCTGGAGGTCAGCCAAACCATGTTATCCGATCCACAAACTATCACAGTCAATGCTGTCGCCAAGGCCATGCCTCGGATTGTATCCGAGGGCCAGCACGCGTTTTATCAGCTTTCTGATCAAACGTTTTCTCTTGACATCCTGCACCGTACAATAAAACGAGACGGTAAAAATCGTGTCGTTTCTCGCGCGAGTTTCTCGCAGCGAGCCGTCGTCCCTGACCCACTTACGTCGGTCAATGACTTCGAGACTGTTTCGGTGTCGGTCCAAATTGATCGTCCTGATGCTGGCTTTACCAGCACACAGATTGATCAGATGGTTGCCGGTTTCAAGAGTTGGTTAGACAGCACGATGGTCGGAAAACTCTACGGGAGGGAGTCGTGACATTGTTCTTTACCCCTGGGGAACCCGATGAAGTAGGCGAGAGTCATTTCCTCGCTGATCTTCTCCAGTTCCTTTGGGTGAAGATAACAGTTTACGGCACCATTAGGATTCCGTTCGAATTTCGAATTGGATCCTTTCGTGGTCGTATAACTATCTTTGTCCACTCAATACCCGAAAAGGAGGATACTTCTGATGTCAAAACTCAACAAGTTTTTGACGACACTGAAGATGTACACCGAAGTGGTGGATCACCTTCGTGATAATGGTGTTGATATCGATGGTTTAATCGGTATCAGCAATGCCCAAGGTCCCATTGCAAAAGTTATACACGGAGTTATAGTCGGCGCTGCCGATTCTATGACCCCGCGTCAACAGGAGCAAGGTACTAAGGCTCTTCAGCGGAAAACTTTACCGCCGAAGCCAAAACAGAAGTCCATTAAGAAGAAAAATTCTTCTTAGACCGACCGTCGTAAAGTGATTTGTGGACGGCCCATGCGATGGCTGGATTCTTTTACCCCTCCTCTGAGGAGCAGAGAATGAAAAGCCACGCAAGTGACTGTCTAGAAGTGGCGCTACTCGTCTACCAAGACGCGTGCGCTAGGTGTTCAGTGAAGCCCTCTATACGGGATCGTAAAACCATTCGATCCCGTGTCGGTACACAAGGTTTATCGTTTCTCACGATAACCTTACCGAACTTCTGTGCAGACTTCGAGAGAAGCCTATCACAGGGTTCGATCGACCCAACATCCTTTCAGTATTTTAGAAAGAATGGAGCAATTCCTGCATTTTTGCAAGGTCTGCTCGGTCAAGTGTTTGACAAGAGGACAGGAAGGATTATCCATGACGGAAACTCAAAGGCCGAACTCGTCTCGAGCATTCGGCAAATATGCCTTACGTTCAAGAAAGTCCGGTTGGCCTGCACCCCCAGCAGGGAGTACAGAGCCGTCGAGTCTTTCGTCAGAATCGAGCAGTCTTTCAGCTGCCTTCCGTTACCGGAAGAAGATACGCGGATTTTTCAGCGTATTTCTTCTATGCTATGGGGTAATATCCTTTATGGTCTTAGACCATTGGAGTTCACCCCAAAACACGGTCCCGGACGTACCGCCGACTATATCTCCGGAAATCGGAAATATAATTGGCTTTATTGGCACGATCGTCTCGAACCTTATTTCCCTGTGTTGGGTAGTGCTCTCCCTCTTAATTGTGGGGGGGTGCATCCTTCACGGGAGCTCGAGATGGTTTCGATCGTTTCTTCGGCGCAAGAACGCCCAGTTCGGGTTGTTACTGTTCCGAAGACGCTGAAAGCCCCACGGGTCATAGCCCTTGAACCATGCTG